AGGAAGATGCCGTTAAGTCATTTGATAAAGCCTCAAACGCACCAATTCTTCCTGTTTCGCCCTTGGCAAATTGTGAAATTTTATTTGTTACCTCGCCAGCCACATTTAAAACTTCGCCGGCAATCTTTGTAGCCACAATTAGCTTTGATGCTTCATAAACACCAGGAATAGCGTATCCGCCCATTCCTGCAATAACCGCTCCGGTTGTTCCTGTTTTTACGGCGTTACCTACACGCTGCGCAACGCGAGGATTTTCAGTCAATTGTTCTGCCGCCGAAACGGCTAAATTCTTTGGCATCTCAGATAATGCGGTTAAGCCCATGCCAAGTTTTTGCGTTGCTTCACCCACAACCGATCCAGCTTCAGCGGCTGCACGGCCTAACTTTGCGCCCATGCCAATCCTTGTCATTAGTGCGCCCATGCCAAATTCTGGTTGCGCAAATAAACTAACCGCTTCAGAGGTGGCGGGAAGTGGTGATTTCTCTAAGATATCTTTTGTTTGTGCCTTAGCAAATTGAGACCTCTTAAATTCTTCAAATTGTTTGTTTAACTCAAACTCATGTTTTTGTTTATTTTCTGATGTATCACTAAGATTATTTGCTGATAGATACTTAGGATAAGAAATTAAACTGTCATCATTCCATGACATCATATCAAGCGCCATCCCCGCTAATTGATTAAACCCAGCATATGCCCCCCTTGCCGCGACCTCGCCAACGGGATTTAATCTGCTTAGATCAGCAACACCAAGTTGACTAATTGAACCATTGGGTGCTGGTGCATTGAAGGCGTCGAGCGTTGCGCCGCCTAACTCTTTAATTGTTCCGCCTGCAACGTCGGCCAACCCTACGGCTCCATTTATTGCTATCGTACCCCAAGAAACTGGGTGGTCGCGTTTATATTCAAGCATCCTCACATAATCATCACGATTCATTAATTCAGCCGATGCTGGATTACTGGCCTGCCGATTGGTTACTTCTTCTCCGGTTGCATTACGCCCTGCATCAAGAAAAGAAATGCCTGCATTATCGGCATTATCTAAAAAGGTAATTCCGTTGCCAGGCTGTTCCTTTTTATCGTCAAGAAAAGTGATTGGCATAATAATTTTAATTAATGAGAGACTTGCGATATTTTCCTGTTGCTGGATCAAAAATCTCAACAACGCCGGTGAATCCACTAGCGCGAGCAGCTTCAGCGTCAGCCATTGATTCAAACTTTCTTAATTTTTGTAGCGCTTTTGGGATTTTATTCTTTTCCCCGTCGGGTATGTTATTTAACTGCTCTTCCGGAATTCTAGATTGATTAATGTAGTAATCGGCATCTGGTCCAATTTTTGCTTTTAGCGATGCTTCGGCACCCAAACGTCTTTGCCTTTTTTCTTCAATTACGTCTTTTCCGTCACCAGCTAAAGGAAAATATTGCGCACGCGCGTCATCATATTCTGAATCTTTTAAACCTTGGCCAGATTTGTCACGAAGAGTAGCCTCAATCCAATTATTTGAAGCTGCTTCAAATTTTTTTCTTTCATCACTCTTCATGCTTTCTAACATAGGCAAACGACTCGTAATGTTTGCCGGTTTGTATGTGCTTTTTTCAATCATTTCGCGATTTTGTCGTGCTTGATTATAAAAAGTAAGAGATTTGCCTTGTGCGTCATTTAACGGAGTTACTGGCTTAACGCCCAATTGATCAACTTGTTTTTGAAGAACAGCGACACCAGCAGTATCACCTGCCGCTTTTCTATCTGCTAAGTCAGCCAATAATTGCGCGGCTGGAGATTGTGGCTTGTTGGCTGCTGGCTTTGAGACAACTTGAAATTGATCTTTGCCAGTGCTTACCATTGGAACAACTGTTCCATCTGGCAAGGTAACCGTTTGTGCTGTTGGAGTAAATCCACGTCTCATGTCTTCAATCTTTGCGGCTGTTGCAGCTTCTTCATTTTTATATCTTGCCGCATCAATTAACACTTTTTGAGCGTCAAGTTCGTACTGACGTTGAGCCTGTGCCTTTGCATAATCAATAGCAGTCTCCCTATCAAACTGCGACACCGCAAAGTCTGCATTGTTCAGAAACGATTTTTTTTGTGAGTTAGACATTGCAGAAAATTTACCAACTCCCTCTGCAAGTTTTTTTGCTCTAGGATCTTCAGCAAATTTTGGGTCTGTTTTATATTTTTCAAGATTGCCAGTAGTCATCTGGAATTTTTCATCAAGAAATTGGCCTTCTTCCTTGTTCTTGGTGTATTGCTCGATGCTTGAGGCAATGGTCTGCCCAATCCCTTGTGCCGCCTTGCCCAGCGTGTTGGCGATGTTGGTAGACGCCTGCATATAACCCTCTGGCAGGGGGCTGATGTACTGAACAGGATTAAAATATGGTCCCTTTTGCATGGATGTGTGAGTTAAGGTTTGAAGAAGCCAGTGCCGCCACTAGCCATGCCGCCGCCAATGGCGCCAAGGCCACCAGCAATTCCGCTGATCATCGATGCGTTAGCCTGCGCCTGCGCGATGTTGGCAGCGTTTGTGGCCTGCTGGTTGCCACCGTAGATATTGTTGGCGTAGCTAGACTCCGGATTAAACAGCGCAGGACCGGCAATCTGAGTGTTCTGCATACCTTGATTGCCGAGACCTTGGCTCGCTTGGAATGCGGTGCTAGGACGGCCAAGGATCGCTTGGAAAGGATCGCTGGACGTTGCCTGACGCAAGCCAACCATCTGCGCAGCATAAGCGCGATTTGCGGCCAGTTGCTGGTCTGCAAGCTGAGAACCCTGACCAAGGTTCTGAATGTAATTCTGGTACTGCTGTTGAGAACTTGCTCGGTTTGCTTGGTCGGCACCCAAATTAGCCTGTTGGTTAGCAAGCTGGGCTTGCATGAGAGCCTGTTGATTGGCTTGGCCTACCGTCAACCCGGCCTGCTGGTTCGCAAGTTGCGATTGCATGAGAGCCTGCTGATTGGCTTGACCAACCGTCAAACCGGCCTGCTGATTGAGCTGTTGGGCATTCATTAATGCCTGCTGGTTGGCCTGATTAACCGTCAAACCGGCCTGCTGATTCGCCAACTGCGATTGCATCAACGCCTGCTGATTTGCTTGGGCGGCATTCATTCCAGCCGATTGATTGGCTAACTGAGCCTGCAATCCATACTGCTGATTAAGCTGCTGAGCCTGCATTCTGTTGGCCACATTCTGCGACTGGAGACTAACGTCCTGACCGTAGATGTTGCTGGCAAAGCCACGGTTTGCGGCCTGCTCCTGCTGCAACTGCGCGTTAACATTTTGAGCCATTCCAAGGTTCTCGACTTGGCGCTGGCGTTGGTTAACCAAACGATTCTGCACCTCCGCGCTAATAGCCTGGGGCGACATTGCCATGCCGCGAGCGGCGTAGGATGCGCGAACCTGCTGCTCGGCCTGACGCATCTCAGCCGGCGTCAGACTGCCATCTGGTGACATCTGGTTCATCACGGCACTCTCAAGTGCGCTGGAGATCCGCGACGGACCAGCGTTGAGTGCTTGATTATATAGACTGCCACCGAGCGCACCTTGGCCAATATTGCCGGCGCGAATGTTCTGGGTGTAGACCTGTTGCGGTCCACCAATCTGAGCGGCGCCTACCTGTTGTGCGCCACCAATCTGCGCGGCACCAATTTGAGGAAGATTGCCCATCTGCGCGGCACCCACCTGCTGTGGTCCGCCCATTTGAGCGGCGCCAACCTGCTGCGCGTAAATATTTTCACGCGGTTGCTGTTGGGCGAGCTGCTGGCTGAGTAAATTTGAGTACTGGTTCTGCTGTGGACCGGCTAAGCCCTGAGCCTGTTGCAGCGATGCGGCCAGCTCAGGATTTGCTGCCATGAACGCCTGCGAAGCCTGTAGGCCAAGCCCCTGCACGTCTGCGATGTCGGCGGCACGTTGCTGAGTGTTAGCCGCTGCGCTGATCTCACCGTACTGCGGAAGAGCCTGACGGTAGATGTCAAGCATACCCATCTGGCCACCAGGCACGCCCAGCAGAGCCTGCTGAGTGTTCTGGAGCTGGAGCTGGTTGTATAGCGGCTGGTACTGAGCCTCGGACTGGTAGAGCTGGGGCGCCAGATTGATCTGGTTTTGCAGCGTCTGCGATGTCTCTTGCGCGTAGTCGCGTGCTGGTGCTGCTTGGACGGTTGTAGATCCCATGTTATTTAGCGTTAAATGTTACTGTAAAATTTTTTTAATAAGTTTGTCGGTGTCGAATACGCGCATCTTTTCGTCGCCCTTAAACCCGCGCTGCCAGATTACCTTCGGCAGGTGCCACGGCATCCGAGTGATGAACCACTTGAGTGCGCCGTCGCCGACAGCCATCTTGACAAACCATGAGTCTGCGAGGTGGTACTCCTCTGGCTCTAGCCAGCGGTCTGACTCTGCCTCGATAATAGGACGACCTATCATGATTGTTGCCGGTGACGAGAACACAAAGCCGTGCGTGAGGTAGGAGTGAAGATCCTTCCCCAGAACAAGACCATTTTTTTTGTAAAGGTCTTCGGCGATTTGTAGTGCTGGAATCATTCTTCGGATACGACGTTCTTTCCGGGCATGGTTGCTGAGATCCTAAGACCGCGCAGCGTTGGCCGGCCTGTTACTGACTCAAGTTTGAGATCGAGACCAAAACCGCGCTTGCCGATGCGGAATCGTTTTGTGAAGTCCTCCGCGCTAGACGAAGCAAAGCTAAAAACCTCAGACGTATTGTCGGGGTTGGTGGCGATGGCCGTGATCGTCATCGAGTCGCCGGCGTTGCAGTTCAGATCTGCCTCCGCGTAGCTGAAGCGTTTTGAGGCGTAGGTGTCGTAGAAATATCTGCGCGTCAGGATCTGCCCGGCGATGGCGTTGGGCTGGAATGATGTCGTCATCTCCGCTGGGAGAACAAACGGAAGCACGGGCGCACCTGTGCTGTCGGTTAGCTCATCGAAGGCCAGCTCCTCGCTTAGGAAGATGCCGTACTCTTGGTTGATAAAGTAGAGGCGCTTGGCCTGCCCGTACAGAGCGATTGCCATGCTGTCGACGTACATTCCGACAGGGAACGTATCGACCGATTCCCATGCCTTGTTGAGCAGGGAGTACACAATGACTGCATTGTTCCTAGTCGAACCATCGATTGGGATGGCTAAATAGTAGCGATTATTAAATACCTTGCCGACAGCCTTGCTGACTGCGGTCGTATTAATTCTGGCGATGACGTCTGAAATAGGATCAGACAGTGGGGTCGTGTTACCTAGCAGCTTTAGATCTAGACTAGGATTGAGTAGGTACACGCCGTTGTCTGAAAGAAAGAAAATGTATTCGCCGGCGTTGACGATAGAGCGCCGAGCGGAGCAGCCAAACTCTGACGTGAGAGACTGGATGAACGAGGTTCCGCCTGGGGCTGCGCCGGCGGTGTAACCGTTTGGATCGACGTAAGCGTAGTACATCGAATTGCGCTGAAAGATAATGAACTTATCTTCCTGCCAAGGCTGGAATCCAACGATGAAATCGTTTGCGCCAAGGTTGATTACAAACTGGGCAAAATCTAGATCCCAAGTGTTGTAGTCTAGGTAGTCGCTGGCGCAGATTGAGTCGCGGGTCTGTTTTAGGATTAGCCGATTTTTAAAGTACAGACCAAAGTCTGTCGTCGGCATATTCTCTGCGCCAGCCGTATTGACGCCCTGTGGGACAACCGTAATCGTGGTGGCGCCATCCCAGACGAGGGGAGCCTTGCCCTTCTGACACACTGGAGTGCCGCCAGAGGATGCGCCGGGATCGCTCGCCATCGTGTAGTCAAAGGTATTGGCAGTGATATTAGAAATCACATACGATCCGTTGTATTGAGTGAGGTTTGATCCTGTGATGATGACCTCGTCTCCATTTGCGTAACCGTGCGCCGTGATTGTAGCTGTGGCCGTGGTCGTGACGCGAGTGATGCTGCTGACGGTTTTTGACGCATCACCCTGACCTCGGAAAATGTAAGCCACGTTGTTGGCCTGCACGATGTCCACGTTGTCGGTGGCAGTAATCGTGCGACCGGTTGGGTAGTTAATAATACTCCCAATAGATAGCGTTGACGTATTATACGAAAACAGACCGCTGCCGGTCAGCAGTATGATGTACTCTGTGCCGGTGCTGGTTGAGAAGGTGCTGGACCCGTAAATATTCACACCGATGGATGCGCCAGAGGTTAGACGCTTCATGCCTAGTCGCACAGCAGCCGTGCCACGGTCAAGGCGCATATTCTGCGACAGTTGAACGTAGCCTGCCTTTAATTCGAGCGGATTATTGCGGGACTGCATCCCGATAAAACCGTTCTCACCCTCGACTAGGTATGTGTTTGTGAGTGGCATTATTTCTTCTTAGCGTAGTAAATTATGGTTAAGACACCCGCGATAATGCTGACCGTAAACGAGAGAATCCTGAGCCAGAACTCAAGGTTGCTCTGCCAGCCAACGATGGTGGCTAGGCCGCTGGCGGATGTGCCTAAGAATCCTTTTATATCATGATTCATTTGGTGCGGCATTGTCGTGTGGTTTTTTAACCAGTTCAGATAGCACCTTGAGCGCGGCCTCGATCACTTCGTGATCTTTGCGTGTGCCAACGTGAGCGAGAGCAACTTGTGACAGGATTTGGATGGCTTGTTCTGGATTCATATTATTCGAGTTTGAATGCGATAATTCCGCCGGCGTGAGCCACGGTAGAGGTTGACCCTAAATTAATAGTAGAACCGGCCTCTGGCGTACCCTTGAAGAAGACATCAAATGTGCCTGAGGCAACCACC